CTTGCCGTCTACAGCGTATTTGTTATACATATCCTTCGTGGCGTTGTCCAGGTAGTTACCGACGCGTCCCCAGGTGTCTTTTATCTCGTCAGCATACTTCACTGTACGACTGTCGATAATATCCTGGTAGGACTCGACAAAGCCGTCCAGGTCCTTTTGACGTCGCGCCTTGACGCGTTCGTCTAGTATTGGGTTGGCTGGAATCTCCATACGCTAGCCCCCTTACTCGGCGTCCTCTGCTTCGGCGCGTTTTACTAGCTCGATAAACGCTACGTTATTTTCTAAAGGTCCAGCCTGACATGTATAGCCGCATAACTCTAATTGTGCCACGATCTCTTTAAGTGTCATCATCGTCACCCCCTTTGTCGTCGGTACCGTCATCCTTGCCCCCTGTGGTTGTAAACTCGCCACCACCGAACAACGCGTTAGTGGCACTAGCCTGACGATCTTTACGCTGCTTTCGCATATCGTCCAGCGCTTGTTTAGGGTCGTCAATGAACCATAGCAGCTCATACAGGTACGTATCTGGTACCTTGTCAATGAGCGACGCGACTATGTTTGCGATCTCCTGATAGTTCTGTGGCAGGTTACGCAACAACGTCGGCTGTAGCCAGTGGGCTTCATACAGCGGTATGCTGCTGGTAGACTCGCCACGCATTACGGCGTACGGGTCCTGCACATTCGCGTCATTAAGACGTTTCCAGTTCAGCATGTCCGTTAATACGGCGACCAGCTGCTTTAGGCTCGACAGGAAGTAGACGTCCTTTTTCCCAGCCTTAATGTCCAGCGCTGCATACTTCATTTTGATTTCAGTAGCCGTAGCCCCTGACAGATCGTTCATACGTGGCGTACTCGACATGTCGTGTATCGCGTCCCGTAGGTCCGTCATGTAGTTTTGTACGGCGTTATCGTCCTGGCTCGGTGCAATAAACGACGCGCTGCTCTCTTTTGACTTTAAGACAATGGCGCGTGATTGTTTCATTTTCTGCACTTCGCCTTTGTCCGTATCGACGTTTGTTAGTAGCAAGAACTGATCGAGTAAACGATCGACTGTATTCGCCTTATCAGACAGCGTAGCCGCGTATGCCTCCAGCAATGTATAAACCCCATTGCCCAAGTCCGAACTTCCAGCCTTTTGACGCCGTTTATTGTGACGTGCAGGCGTCCCGTTAATAAACACGCCTACAGGGACCCGTGCTGCCTTATGCTCAATCGGGTTGCCTGTGTCTTGCTCGTCGGGGTCCAAGATAAACGCTGCCCCTGTGTCGTCAGTTTCGGCATAAATGACATAGCGCTTGTCGTAGATTGCCACTTTCATCTTAGCTACGTCGTCGCCTTCGTCGTCTGGCTCTGCCATGTAGTAGTGGATAGCCAGGCGTAAGCGTCCCTTGTTGTCAAAAACGGGAAACAGTTCTTGGACGGGAAACTCGTCATACGAGATATTGCCGTCCTCATCGACCCATGAAAGCGTCATGCTGTAGCCTGTGATACTTCCCTGACGCAGCTGCTCGATCAGTACGCGGTGCGTTTCTTCGTCACGTAACAGCTTTACCATGTCACGACGATACGCATCTAGCAGTTCCTTACTTGGTCCCTGGTCGTCTTGGTCAGCTTCAAAGGTCCAGACAGGCGATTTCCCCAGCATGTAGTCGACTACCGTGTCGATAATGACCTGGGCGTAGTTGACCTGTAGCTTGTTGTTGATCTCGTCGTCCCGTGCTTTGTCCCTGATGTCGATAGACTCTAGGTACCCGTCATAGGCGCTTTGGTATTTATCTATTTCGGCGTCTGTGAGCCAGGCTTTGTGTTTGTCGATAGCTTGCTTTAACCATACGCCGTTATCTTCGACCCACTTCGCAGCCTCGCTTTTTGCTGCAGCAAAGTCTAGGGTATCGAGGGTCGTTGGTATGGTGTTCATTACTACGGGCATAATAACCCCCCTTTCTAGTACCCTAACGTGCTGCGATCAAAGGCTGTCGCTTTACGGCGTTTCGGGTCCTTAATCATGTAAGCCGCCCTCATAAGCAAGAAAAGCCCAATCGCTAAGTCGTCATGCGGTACATGACCCTCGCGTCGGGGCTTTGCGTTAGGTGGTACATGGAAGTTGATTGATTGTTGGCGTTTGGCGACCCGTATAAGGTTCTCAAGTTGCCACTTTCGTTCGTCCCATAGATCGGCTTTCTGGCGGTCGTTGGCGGGACGTCTTGGTATTTTGATCTTGTCGTAGCTCACGAAGTTATATGCCAGGTATCCCAGCTTTGACTTGTTTTCGTCGCCCTGGGCTTTGAACTTGTATGCTTCTATGTCCATGTTCGGTAATTCTTCTATAAGCCAGTATGCGAGGGGTTCCCCGATACCTGTTGCGTCACAGGACCCGCCTATCGTGTTCCAATGTTCCAGAATCGTCTTGATCTGGACGCGCTGCTCGGTGTGCGGTTTGCCGACCCACTGATACAGACATACAGGTATAACGGTTCCGTCTGCCTGTAGCTCGCCAATCGTTAGGGCTGTACCGTCCCGTTTATGGTTCCCTGCAGCCATTGCTACGGCTTCCACGTCCCCGACCTCTGTGGCTTCTTCCTCTTGCCCTGCTACGTCGATCGAGAATATGTATACAGCGCTCGGGTCGGGACCCTGCCGCATACGAAACCCGTTTGCGTACATACGACCGATCTGCTCGGAGTCAAAGAAACGCCCGATACTGTCGACGAAGTTTAACAGGTACTGCGTTTGTATGGCTATATGGTTCGGTCCTAGTCGGGCAAGTTGGTTCTCGAAGGCTTTCTTGTAGTTCTCGTTGCCCGAAGCAATAACCTTGTAAGCGTCGATCTTGAAAACGAGTTTCGGACGATAGCCTAGCTCTTTTTCGAGTCGTGATTCCATTTCATACGCCTGCTGCATACCCTTGTATATAAAGCTTTCTTTCGTCCAGGCTACGCCGTATAGAACCGTGGTCGCGTTGTTAAAACCGCCCATAGGCTGCGCGTCACGTTCCCACTTGTTACCGTCAATGTCCTGGGCTTCGTCACCCTCCAGCAGTGTAAAGGCTGTCTGTGAGGCTACGTTAACCCGTGGACCGATGGACAAGAAAGCCCGCTTGTTGCTATCGCGTGGTGTCCCGATGTGGTACTTATAACCGTCGGACTTCGTGAAGATCGTCTTTGTGATCGTGGACCCTGCTAATCCTCCACTGTCAGGTGTGTCAGCGCCTTCCAAGCGGTCCATTGAAGCTTGTACCTGTGGCTTGTATACGGGCGCGAATTTAACCCCCGACACGCGTGTCCCTGTAAACCAGCCCCATAGTAACAAGTAATGCTGCACAAAGGCGCTGATCTCATTCTTGCCTGCCTGGCGCGAGATCATGACCACGATATACCAACCTAGCTGGTTCATACAGCTATAGATAATCTGATCGGCAACCTCCAGCTGGTAGTCGAATGGGTCGTTACGGCGTAATAAACGCCAGGCTTCACGTAATCGGTCTGGGTGGAATAGGTCGCCCAGGTTATCAATCACGTTGTAGGGTATACCTTCTTTTGCGGCTGCGACGGTCTTAGGTACAGCAACCATTGTAGGCGCCCCACTGATCGGGTCCACTTCTTCCAAGTAGTCAAACTCATGCGCTAGCTCGGTCATTGCTTCACACCTGCCAGCTTTAGCAGCTCACTATAGGGTAGGTGCTTATAGTCGATCGGCTGTAGACCTCGCGCCTGTAGCATTTTGTAAACTTCGGTTAATGGTATACGCTTTTCGGCTGTCATCATAGCACCCCCTAGCTTTTTTCTTCGTCTGCCTTTTTACGCTGCTGCGCTGGTCGTGCCTTCCATGCAAGTGTGACCTCGCCCTGTGACGCGTCCCGTAATTCCTTGTTGATCGTATCCAGCAGCCCGACGCTCGTATCTTGTGTCAATTTCGCGTGACTATCCACTAAACGGCGCAGCGTTTCAAGTGCGCGCTGCAGTACTCGGTCGTCAGCTGTAGAAGCTGTATAGTAGCTTCTCTCCTGGTCGATACCCGAAGTCACGTAATTACGCGCCGCAGACTCGCCGTTCTCGTCGATCTTGGTCTGCCACTTAGATAAATAGGTCAAGATTTTCGCTTTTAGTAGCATGATCTCGTCCAGCAGCGTGACCTCTTTTGACTCTAGCAGCGTTTCGTAGGTCGCTAGCTCGTCCCCTCGAAGTGCCTTGCTGTAGAAACCGTGGGACCTGCTGTTCTGGGCTGCTATGGCTTTACCTTCTGGCGTCTTAGGTCCTGTACTGCTACCGCCGCAATGCTTGCACCTGCCATAGCCTGGGTGATCGGTTCCCGAACCTGCGTATGCCTTGCAATAGGCGTCGGGTCCGCGTTTCGGTTTTCGTGCCCCGCAGCGCAGCGTGTAGCGACCCCTCGCATAGATAATACGGTTCTTCGCGTCAGCCTTGCTATGAAGCTTCTTTTTCTCGACCTCGTTGTACGGGTCCATAGGCTCGTAATCGAGTTTCGCGTCCTGGTCCTTTTCCTTCGACATAAAATCACCTGCTTTAAATTTAAATAGTTATAAATCTTAGTATTTAACTTTTTGAACTTCGATTCGCATAAAAAGGGAGCCGAACCCGTGATATGGCTCGCTCC